ATCCAATACGATGGCGCGGTTAACTTTGCGGCCGATAAGGTCGGCGGAGCCGAATACGTCGGGCAACGCTTCGCCGAAACTGACGATGGTTTCGCACTCATATTCCATCTGCTTGTCGGGGTCGATTTCATCCAGCGCAGCCAGCGCCGGCAACACCTTGGCTTCGATCAGTTCCGCGGTGACGACCACGCCGTTCAGTTCCGCGCCGATGAACTCTTCCGGCTTGCGGCTGTCCATCAGCACCGCGTCCATGATGTTGTGCAGCAGGGTGCCTTCGTCGGCGTATTTAGACGACGGCTTGGGCGGCATCTGCTGCGCCAGCTTGACGCTGGCCGGGCAGGCGATGACCCGCTTGGCGGTCGAACCGCCGACGATATTGGAATGTGGTGCCATTTGACTTTCCCTCGAAGTGTGTGGCAACCGTATATCGCAACAGAACCTGTTGCACAAGTCCTAAATTGGGGGTAAAAGAATTTTATGCGTGAGAGCGAAATAGAGCGGCACTTGGTCTGGCACGTCGTCCGCATGGGCGGCGCGGCTTACAAGTTCAAGTCGACCAATCACCGCGGCGTGTCGGATCGGGTGGTCTGCCTGCCAAACGGCCAGACTTGGTTTGTGGAGTTGAAGACCAAGGGCGGCCGCCTAGCGCCGTTGCAGAAGGTGTTCGCGCAGGAAATGGAACGATTGGGGCAGCGTTATGTCTGCCTCTGGACGAAGGAGCAAGTGGACCAATGGGCAACGAATTGCGGTTAAGGCCCTACCAAGATACCGCGGCGGACTTCCTTTACGCGCACGACCGCGCGATGATCTTAGCCCCGGTGGGGGCGGGCAAGACGGCTATCACGCTGACCGCCATGCAGGCCATGCTGGCCGACGGCCACGTCAAGCGTTGGCTGGTGCTAGCGCCGAAGCGCGTTTGCACGGATGTCTGGCCGGTCGAGGCGCCCAAGTGGGCGCCCGGCATGAAGGTGGCTGTGGCCGTCGGGACGCCCAAGCAGCGCGTGGACGCCTTCGCGGGTGACGCGCAGGTGGTGGTGACGAACTACGACAACATTGAACGCATCCCCGGCGGGATAGGGGCGTTTGACGGCATCGTGTTCGACGAGTTGACCCGGCTCAAGAACCCCGCCGGCAAGCGGTTCAAGGCGCTGGAGAAGATCATTGGCTGGTTCAAATACCGCTGGGGCCTGACCGGCAGCTTCACCAGCAACGGTCTTGAGGACGTGTTTGGACAGTGCAAGATGGTGGATCAGGCGCTGCTGGGCCGGTCTAAGGGCGCGTTCTTGCAGAAGTACTTCGTCTGCATCAACCGCGAATACGGCGAGTGGGCGCCGCGCAAGGACGCGCTGGCCGCGGTCATGGACGCCATTCGCCCGGCCACCTTTGTGCTGGAGCCAGGCGAGTACCAAGACAAGCTGCCGCCGCTGAACGTGGTCGAGATGCGCTGCAACATGACCGACCGGCTGCCGTATGAGCAGATGAAGAAGGACTTCTTGGTGCAGTTGGACGGCCAGCAGATCACGGCGCTGTCAGCCGCTGCGGTCACCAGCAAACTACAGCAGATGTCCAGCGGGTTCGTCTACAATAGCCAGAGCGTAGCGCATGAAATCGCAGGAAAATTTACGCCCATTCAGGAAGCGGTCTGGTTTTCTTACCACAAATTCGACCTGCTGCACGATATTTTAGAGGGCAACCAGCGCGACAACACCATCGTCGTTTACAATTACAAGGAAGAACTGGCCGAGTTGCGCCGGCGCTATCCTCACGCCGTGACGATTGACGATCCCGACGCCATCGCCCGGTGGAACGCCGGCAAGGTCGAACTGCTGTTGATCCACCCCAAGTCGGCCGGGCACGGGCTAAACCTTCAGTATGGCGGCAACAAGATGGTGCTGATGTCGATCCCGTGGTCGCTCGAACTGTACGAGCAGGTCGTCGGGCGGCTGCACCGCGGCGGCCAGACCGCGCCGGTCTGGGTCTATGTCCTGCTCTGCAACAAAACCATTGACGAGCGTATATGGGCCGGGCTTTATGACAAACGCGCCATCTCAGACATGGCCTTGGACGAACTGAAGGGACCGAAAGAATGAATTGGCGGGAATTGAACGCCCGGTTGAGCAGCCTGCGCGAAGACGAGTTGGCCAACCTAATTGAAGAAGAACGTCAGGGAGAGCGCCGCACCACCCTGATGATCCGTATGCACCAGCGGTTCACCGCGCTCCGCGCCATGCGCGAGCGGCGGGAACTGCTTACGTCGGCGCCGCAGGGCTAGAACGCCCGGCGGTAACCGAGCATGATAGCCATGTTTCGGAGCCGCGTGTCAGCGGACGCGTCTAGGCCCAAAGACCCGCCCATAAAAGGCCGCTCGTATGAGGCAAACATGAATGGGTCGCGTTGGCCAGCGGTTTTGTTGGCCCCGGCGGCCAAAAATCCTTCGCCTACCGGCGTGTTTACGTTCAAATTGTAGTTGGGCACAAAAGACGTTGGGGCGCGGCGGTCTGCCGGTACTACACCTTGGTACCCCGCCGACGCTTGGATAGGGCCATAGGCCGCGCTCAAAGCGGGAAGCAACACCGTGCTTCCATCTTGTTGCGTCATCATACGCGAACCGACTTGCATGTTGTCCGTAACCGGGTACATGCCCGTCAACATAAGTCGCGCGGTGTCTTTTTCGTTAAGAACCGGGGCATAATCGGTTGTTGTAAACCGCCCCATAACAGGACCGCTTTGTATTGGAACGGAAAATACGTCGGGCAGGCCTTCGTTCTGTGAAAGCCGCAACAGCCGCATGGTGTAGTCGTTGATGTCGTATTCGTCGTTTCCCCGGACGAATGCGTTGACGCTTTCGTCTTTGTCAGGGTTCCGCGCCCGCCGCATTGAGTTCCGTTCCATCGTCGGCTCCTACGTCAACAAGCCCAGCGCCTTAATATACCGCTCGCGCACGTCCACTATGCCGATCAGGCCGCCGTTGATCCGCTGCCGGCACTTGTCCAGCGCGTCAGCGTCGGCCAGTTCGTTGCAGCCGTTGGCGGCCCAGTAGAACGCCGCGCTCTCGGCGGCGCTTCCTTGGTTTCGATCCAGCTTGGCAGATCATCTACCAGCATACCCATGGTCTGCGCCAGCTTTTCGTAGTTGTACCGCCCGGTCGTCTGCATCAGCCCGCGGCCGATGAAGCGCCAGCCGTCGCCAGGGTTCTTGTTGCCCATGCGGCCGCCATAGGCCGCCTCGGCGATGGCCTTCTGATCCGCCGGGTGCGCGTCCGTGCGGCCCACTTCTTCGGCGTATTCGGGCGAGAAGTACTTGGGCCACTGCGCCACCAGCGCAGAGGGCTTGTAGTTCAGGTTCTCGCGGATGGCGCGGCCGCCGTTGCTCTCGTGGCCCGTGTTGGCTAGGAACATGGCGATGCGCTTGGGTGTGATGATGCCGTGCCGGTCGCAGGCGTCGTCCAACACTGCGGCCCATTCGACCGGATCGGCCCAACCCAAACCCTGCATTAACTTGGAAGTGATCACCTGCGAGCCATCCTATTCATCGCGTCGGTCTTCTCTTTACTGCCGGCGCTGCTGCCAAAGTAGTATGCCATAATGCCACCCCAGGCCGTCCCCAAAGTGCCAAGCATCACCAACATGGCCTCAGACCCGCCGTGCGTTGGAAGGCCATTGATCAACATATAAAACAGCACCCCAAAATAGCCACCCGTAACCAGCCCGGCTAGGACACGCGGGGTCCAATCCTTCGCCGCGACCTCGCGGTTGCGGGCGCTGTCACGGTCGGCGTTGGCGATTCGTTCTAAGTCGATGTCCAACTCGCGCATCTTGACCGCGAAGTCCTGCTCGGCGGTCTTCAGCGCCAGAAGCTGCTCCGGTGTGGCCTTGGCCGCAGCTTCGGTCAGTTCAGCCTCGGTGCCGTCTGGCTTGCCCAGCAGAGCCTCAGAAATGGCGCGTGTGGCCATGCCCGCTAGAGGGCCGCCGACGGCGCTGGCGATGGACGGCGCGACCGTGCGGACAAGGTTCAGAAGCTGGTCCATACTATCGCTCCAACATGAAGGTCAGGTTTTGGTGCCGGGGGTAGGTGACAGTCCGCTCACCTTCAGGACACTTGTACTTAATAGTAGCCAACAGCGTCGCCCGTCCTTGGGCGATGGTTTCCTTGTCGGCAATGTCCAGCAGGTAGGTGAAGGTGTCGATCTCAGGGCCAGCGGGACCGGTGAACCGCGTCATGCTTGGTGTGGCCTGGTGGATGACGCCAGCGCCGTCGCGCACGGTCACCTCGAACCCTTCGACCGAACAGTCGTCGCGCTTTTTGACCCGCGCCACTGTTACCGTAACGGGCTGGCCAATCTTGGTGTCGACGATCCTGAAATGCTCCGGCGCCCACGCGATAATCTCGTTCTTGAACCAGCCAAACTTTTCACCCGCAGAGTAGCCGCCAACAGCCAGCGCGAAGCTGGCCGTCGCAAACTGCACAACAGGCGTCAGCTTGGGCAGTTCCATTACTTGTCGGCCTTACGCTCAAGCCGCTCAAAGATGGCCCGGCACATCTCTTTGATTTCTTGCACGTCTGACTTGTAATCGTCCTTGCTGACGTAGCTTGTATGCAGTTCGCGCTCAATGGCCTTCATGTCGGTTTGCAGCGCCCTGACGCTCTCCCACACCACTTTCATCATCCAGCCAATCGCGGCGCCGGCAATGCCCACGATGATGTTGTACAGGTCTTGCGTCATGGGCGGCCTCTATCAACGAAAAGCATTTACAACAGGGTCTTCGCGCGAAGGCGGGGCTAAAGCATTTAACACTTGCGGCTCTACGCGGAACGCCGGATTTCGAAGACCTCTAGCCGCCGCCTGAAACGGTGATTCAATACGCGACACCGTTTTGGCCCGGTTGGCTTCGCGGCGAAGCGCGCGGTCAAGCTGAAACGCTGTGGTGTTAGGGTCAAGCAAATCGCGGGCGATACGTTCCGCCATTTCGCGGTTTAGGCGGCCCTCAAACCGTTGATAAAGGTTTTGCGCCAACGTGTACGCGCGGTTTAACAGCGAGAGCCGTGGGCCGCCGGTTGCCGCGGCTTCGGTAGCAGCTTTAGAAATGTCCGGTATATCCGTCCGGCGCCCGGCGGCAATCAAATCTTCCGCGCGTTCAGCCCGGCGTAAATCTTTTCCAATGTCTTGCACCACTTTAATATCCGCGGGTGTCAAAACATCCGACAGGTAAGAGAACCGGCTTTCGCCCGTGGACCTCTTGATAGTGCGCGGCGCGTTTTCAACCGCGGCGGCAAACATGCCCGCGCGCGATGCCTCTCCTGTCAATGGGTTTGTCAACGCGTTTTGTATTTCACGGCCAACCGCCATGCGATTGATAGGCCCGCTGGCTTGGGCAAAACCTTCCCGTGCCGCTTTGTACGCCGCCGATTGGTTGTCAATCCAATCCAACAATTCTTTTCGCGTGGCAGAAATGGCGTTGCGTTGCTCAACACCCAAGTTTTTTGGGTTTTCTTTGACGTAATCTTTTAGCGCCTTTTGCAGTCGGTCTAAATCGCGCACCGTATATTCAACGGGCGCTGCCGGTGCAGGCGTTGTCATGATAGGCCGGCCTTGCGCATCCACCATACCTGTCGGCGTTGGTGCTGCGGGCGGCGCGGGACGTCTAATAGTAAATGTCTGGCCTTTTTCGCGGGCTACTTCTTCTGCCCACGACAGCGCGTCGCGTATGGACGGTCGGTCAAACAATGTTTCTATGGTCGCGTCAGCGCGATAGACTTCCGGTTCGGCCCTACGATACGCGGCGCCCGAGGTTTGGGTACGAGCTTCTTTGGCAACCTCTAAAGCGCCCCGCTGCCCGGTAACAGGATTAGCCGGCGCTCCGCTTACTTGTTGCATATATGACTGCCTAGCGCGGCTTTGCTCGTCCAAAATACGCGGTAGTTCGCCGGTAAGTTCTTCGCCCGTTCGAGCAAAAGCCGCAAATTCTGGCGCGCCAGCGGAAGCGGCCAATTGAGAAGTTGTTGGCCGCGCCCCCGGCACAAACTCAGCATTAGGATTACGCAACGCCTGAAGAATTTCGGGGCCCCGCCCGCGCGCGGCTTCGGCATACGCGCGGGCCATTGGATCGGTCATGTCGTAAGCGACATCCGCCACTTTACCCGCGGCGCGCCCTGCCAGTTGAACGGGCGCAATCACAGGTGTCAGAGGATTAGTGGCCGTTTCTGCGCCTTGCAACACTCGCGCTGTGCGGGTCATGCCCGCGCCTCGCGCAGCGGCAGCCCCGCCGCCAAATACCATGGACGCGTCAGCGGCAAATCCTACGGGGTCTTCGGCAATTGTCCGCAGCGCGGCGTCCATAGACCCATACCGTTCAGCATATTGGTCAAGAACTGCCTTAAACGCTGCGTCGGATTGCGCGGCAAACTCCGGCTTGTACAGCGCGTCGCCTGCGCGAGCCAGCAAAGGGTTGGCCCTACGCATGGCGCCAAGTCCTAGTTGGGCCAGACTTTTTGCGGTTTCAATTGGACTGGTGACGGCTTCAACAAGACCGCCGTAAAAGTGTTGCGCGCTGCGCGGTAGATTGCTGACCGCGGCGCCCGGCACTTCGGACGCGGCGTACGAACGAGGGCCGGGAATGCCTTCGCCCGGTGACGGTGTGGACTGCGGTTGAAAATTTTGCCGCGCGTATGACAACACCTGTTCTTGCGTCGCGCCTTGGGGGGCAGTGACAATGAACCGGCGCCCGTCAGGGGCTGTGACTTCATATTCCATCACTGCACTGGGCGGATCGACCACCCACCTTCTGCTGGGGCTGCGGGAGCGGTCGAGGCGCCGCCTGCTGAACCGCGCTGACCGGATAACCGTTCACGAATTGCCAAAAGATCGGTTTGCAAAGTTCTAAGCGCGCTGGCGCGTTCCGCATTAGGCCGGCTGCGGTCGCCCAACCGGGCCGCCTGGGCTTGCAAAGAGTCAAATTCGGACTTGTTAAGGTCGCCGCGCATTCTCGGCAGCATAGACACAAGCCGCGCGTGGGCGGTTTCCAAATCGGCGGCGGCTTTAGACGCGTCCGTGGAAATGCCGACTTGGCCCAAGGCAAAATCGCGAGCCGCGCCAACACCGCTGCCGGTTGCCCGGCCCAACGTGCTTGTTCCGGTATTAGGATCGACGCGGATTACGCGGTTGATAATATCCATCGCGCTGTCGATGTTGCGTACGCTGTCTTCGCGTTCTTTTTCCGATTTGACGGCCTCTGTTCCGCGCTGACGCGCCCGTGCTTGTTCTTCTTCGCGTTGGAGCCGCATTTCGCGGGCTTCGGCGATGCTCCGTGGCAGGCCGGGTGCCGCCGGGCGCACGTCAGACACAGGCATGGCCAAGGGGTTGCTGGCCAAGGTCGCGTCGTCGAGGAAGGCGTCAGCCTTCATGCCGCCGCCCGTGGACGGCTTGACAAACGCGTTGGACACGGGCGTCGCCGTCATGGCGTTGACCGCTCCCATATCCGCCAACGGTGTTTGGACGACGGGCGACGTAAGCGCCGCGCCAGGCTCTACGCGGTTGTCCGGTGCGCCCATGGCAAGCAGACGGCGCCGGGCAGCGCCGGGGCCGTAGTCTACCGTGTCGCCCGCCCATTGGAGAATTTGACCGACGGTCTTGCCCTTCAAAAACGGATTGGCGTCGATTGCGTCTTTAGACAACACGCTTTCTACAGGCGCGTTAGGATTGGCAGACAGCAGCGACCGCGCGCCGCCGGCGCCAGCAAAATGCGCCAGATAGAGGTTGGCGCCGTTAGGCTCGAACCCTGCGCGGGATAGCGTGGCCGCATTGCGGTTGGTGTGCGCCTCGCCCAAAAATTCTTCGATGGGGCGGCCGTCCGGCAACGTGGAATTGCGGTAGGACAGGATTTGAGAATTGCTCAACCCGCGCGCGATGTCAGGGAAATTGCGCTTAAACTCGTCGATAAACGTGGGGTCGATGAACTGGAATTGGCCCCGCGCCGACGACGCCGGGTTAGCCCCGCGGCCTTCGCCGCGGTCTATGGCGGGCAGAATGGTAGAGATGTCCGTGGACCGCGACGTGGGGACGGGGGCGGCGCCTGTTGCGGGCGCGGACAGCGGGATCGTGTCGCCAGCGGTTGCGCCTAGCGCCGCCGGGGCCGACATAGGTGTAGCCATCGGCGCTGCGGCAGGGGG